TAAACCGGGATCTGCTCCTGGAAAGCGAAAAGGACACACTCTTTTTCGCTCCGGATCTGACAGAGCTGACTCAGGGAGATATCAAAGCGAGGTTTGAAGCTTGGGGAATCGCGGCGGATAAGGGAATCATGCAGATCGATGAGATCCGGAAGAAAGAGAATCTGCCGGCGCTTGAAATGCCGTTTATTAAACTTGGACTGCAGGATGTCCTGTATGATCCAAAGACTGGGAACATCTACACGCCGAATACCAATAGTTGGGGTTCTGTAAAGAAAGGTGCGGGAAAGCCGCAGGAAGGAGGTGGAGAGACATGAAAATCACGTTGAGAACGGATTCGATTGAGGTCGAAGGCTATGTGAATGCGGTCGGCCGGGATTCCAGAATGCTGATGGATGAGAACGGGTATTCGTTCCGGGAACAGATTGATCCGGGGACTTTTGCAAAAGCCCTGAGAGCGAAAGCAGATGCGCAGCAGGAGATCAGCTTACTGCTTGACCATAATCAGGGACGTGTTCTTGGAGGAACAGGAAGTAATCTGATGCTGGAAGAGGACTCCATCGGGCTTATGGCCAGAGCTACCATCACAGACCCGGAAGTGATCGAGAAGGCAAGAAACCATCAGTTACGTGGCTGGTCATTCGGTTTCCGGAGGCTGGACAGCAGGGAGGAGTACACGAGTACCTGCCGCCGGATCATCGTCACGGAGATGGATCTGGTTGAGGTTACACTGGTGGATGATCAGGCGATTCCGGCCTATGCCGGTACATCGGTACATACACGGACCGATGGAACAGAGGAGCATATTCAGACACGTGCCATGGATGGAAATGTGTATACCTATCGGGAGCAGGATGAGATCGTTCCGCCGGCACCGCCGGTTGATAACGGTAAATATTACAATATCATCAAAGAGTTAAAGGAGAGAAGCAGATGAACGAGAAAGAGCTGAGAGAAAAGAGAGACCAGATCGTGGAGCAGATGCAGGCGATCACAGACAATGCCACCAATGTGGAGAAAAGGACTCTGACGACAGAGGAGCAGCAGAAGTTTGCGGGCTTAAAGAAAGAGGTCGAGGACATCGACGCGACTCTGGAAGCGATGGAGCAGTCCAGAACCCTTTTACCGCCGGTGAAAACACCGGAGAAGAAGGAACCGGTTGAGGATATCGAAATCCGTACCTTTGCAAACATCATCAGAAACCGTGTTGACGCGAACATCACCAAGACCGCTAATGGAGCCGTGATCCCGACGACGATCGCGAAGAAGATCATCGATGTCGCAAAGGACAGATCTCCGTTATTCAAAGACGCTGAGAAGTACAATATCCGCGGCACCGTATCGATTCCGTATGTTGACACAGACAACGACAATATTACAGTGGCGTATGCGACCGAATTCACGGAGCTGGAAGCGAAGGATACGAAGCTTCTTACTGTGGATCTGAAAGGGTTCCTTGCCGGAGCACTCTGCAAAGTTTCCAGAAGCCTTTTAAACAGCACAGATCTTGACCTTACTACCTTCGTAGTCAACAAGATGGGTGCTGCCCTTGCGGACTTCCTGGACAAGCAGATCATCCAGGGGGATTCCACTCACATTACAGGACTTTCCACCGCGACTCAGATCGTTACTGCAAAAGCGGCAACAGCGATCACAGCGGATGAGCTGATCACACTCAAGAATAAACTGAAATCCGTATTCCAGGCGGGAGCTTACTGGGTTATGGCACCGGATACCTTAACCGCGGTACAGCAGTTAAAGGATGAAAACGGCAGATATCTCTTTAACGATGAGATCAAGAACGGATTTTCCGGAACGATCCTTGGAAAGCCGGTCTACACATCTGACCAGTGTCCGGGAATGGCAGCGACCAAGACTGCAATCTTTTACATCAGTCCGAAACAGGCTCTTGCGGCGAAGATTGTGGAGGACTCTGTGCAGATCTTAAACGAGAAGTACGCAACACAGCACGCGATCGGAGTCGTTGAGTGGGCGGAAGTGGACTGTAAGATCCAGAACCAGCAGGCTGTCGCTGTCCTCAAGATGGCGGCATCATAATGAGGGTGCGGGCACTCCGCAGCTTCGCAGGAAACGGGTTCGCCGGGTACAAGGGGACAGAACTTGAGGTCCCCGATGAGACCGGAGCGGACCTGATACGTGCGGGGTACGCGGAAAAAATCGAGGAAGAAACGGAAGAAGAAACGGGGAATCCGGATATTTTAGAAGCTCCGGTGGATGAGCCGATGGAAATTGTGGATAAACCGAAGAAAACCAGCAAAAAGAAGGTATGAGGTGAGTGATGAAGGCGAGTGAACTGAAAGCGGCGGATCTTGCCGGATATCTCAGAATCGAACCGGACGATCTCGATAAAACTGAGACGGTGATGCTGGAGGCGTTCTTAAATGCGGCGAGAAATTACGCGCAGAATTACACCGGCCAGACGATCGAACGCCTGGATCCACATGAAGATGTGGCGATCGCGGTTCTTTGTCTGGCAGGGGATCTGTATACGAACCGTGATATGTATACGCAGTTAAAGGGCACCGGAAACAGCGTACAAAACCAGACGGTGCGGAGTATCCTTAACATGTACTGCGTGAATTTTGTTCCAGGGGAAAGTGATCTCCTGGGAGAGGAGGAAGGCTGATGTATCTACTGGATGCTGGACGGCTGAAAAAGAGAATTTCCATTTACGGATACCAGGAAGTTACCGACGATCTTGGCCAGAAAAGTACCAGGATCGTAAAGAAAGCTTCTGTATGGGCGGAGATCAAACCGGTTCGTGGCATGGAGTTCCTGGAATATTACCGGGATGCGAATGAGCTGCAGTATAAGATCACGATCCGGTACCGGGATGGACTCACGGAGAAGGATGTTATTGTCCGGGGAAAGAAGCAGTATGAGATCAACTCCATCATCGATATTGATGAGGAGCATATCGCGCTTGAGATCTACTGTACCGAGTCGAAGGACAAGAAGATTCCGGAAATGGAGACGGCGGATGAGTGACTATGAGCTCACAGTTGACGGCCTGGACGACCTTATAAGCGATTTTAATAAAATCGTGAAGAAATACCCGGATGCGGCAGAAAAAGAACTGTATCGTCAAGGTGGGAAGTGGAGTGAGGATGTAAATGAAAAGATGCCTACATCATACGGGAAGGGAAAAGAACCGACCTTAAAAAAATGGAAGCGCACCCGTGTAAGGGATTTTAGCGGACACACACTGGAGATTGACGTCTCAAACAAGGCACCTCACTGGCATCTTATTGAGAACGGACATGAACTTTATATCACGCCAGAGCGGTACGCAGCGATGCAGGAGGGAAAACTTACTCTGAAGGGAGCCAGACATAAAGGAAAACGCCGGACAAAGGACAGTAAAGGAATGATCCATGCCGGTTTCGTTCCTGGAAAGCATTATGCGGAAAAGACCAGGAAAGAATGGCAGTCCATCTATCCGGAAAGGATCAAGAAATTTATCGATAAAATGTTAAAGGACCACAATTTATGAAGAAACCACTTTATACGATCGTGGACGTGAAGAAGACCTGTAATGAGCTTTTGCAGACTACGTTTCCAGATATCACAGTATATGGAAACGGAGTATACGACGGCTATACACGGCCTTCTTTTTTTACAGAAATATTGGAGACATCCAACAACTTAAGCCCGTATCAGCGCTCCCGTGGGTATTCCTACAAAATCACGTATTTTGAAACAACTCACGATGAGAAGCGCTGTTTGGAGATCTATGAAGAGATCCTGTATGTGTTCGGCATCGATGTGACGATCCGGACGGACGAACGGAAGATACGTCTTCTGGTAGACAGTATCGATTTCCAGTGGATCGACACGAATGCGGACAAGATGCAGATCACCATCGATTTTGCGGATACTGTGCAGATCGGCGGAAGAACCGAGACGGAAGACATCGCGGAATCCTGCGAGACCGTGGTCAGAAAGGAAAGTGAGGGAGAATAATGGGACTTGGAGTACCAAGCGTAAACATTGCGTTTATTGAGCAGTCGATCACTGCGATCCAGAGGGGAGAAAGAGGCATCATTGCCATGATCCTTACGGATGCGGGGATGGACGATAAGAGTTCTTTTACGGTGTTTGATGTGTCAGACATCCCGGAAGGGCTGAGTGAGGTGAATAAGCAGCAGCTGAAGTTTGCCCTGATGGGATATCAGACAGCGCCGAGAAAGATCATCGGATACTGTATGAAGACATCGGCGGGATATACAGATGCCTTAAAATGGGCGGCAACCCAGAAGTTTAACTATCTGGTAGCAACAACGGCAGAAACGGATGAGAAGACCCAGGACATTGTATCCTGGATCAAATCCCAGAGAACCAACAACCACATGACATACAAGGCGGTACTCTCCAATACCGCGGCGGACTGTGAGGCAATTGTAAACCTGACTTCCGGAGCAACAATGGGGGACACTGCGTACACCGCGGAACAGTTGTGCTCCAGGGTGGCTGGTATTATCTGCGGCACACCGCTTACCATGTCCTGCACCTATGCGCCGCTTACGGAAATGTCTGACTGTGACCGGCTCACAGAAACGGAGCTGTCGGCAGCAGTGAACCGTGGAGAGCTGAAATTCATGTGGGATGGAGAAAAGGTCAAGCTGTGCCGCGGAGTCAATTCCTTCGTCACGACAGCGGACGGAAAGGGTGAGTCCTACCAGAAGATTAAGATCATGGACGCGATGGACATGATCGCGGATGATATCCGGCTGACCGCCCAGGACAGCTATATCGGAAAATATGCGAACTCCTACGATAACAAGTGCCTTCTGGTGACGGCCATCAACGGATATTTCAACACCTTAATTTCCGATAAGGTTCTGGGATCCGGAAGCTGCAAGATCAACGTGGAGGCACAGAGGAACTTCTTTGTATCACAAGGAGGAAAACTTGTGATCGATGGCGAAACGGTCAATGTGGAAGATTGCTCCGATGATGATATCAAGCGAGGAAACACGAAATCAAAGGTATTTCTGCGGGCAGATATCTCCATTCTGGATGCGATCGAGGACATTGAGCTGCCGATTTATATTGGGTAAGGAGGGAATAACGGATGAATGGATATACATCGGACCAGGTATATAACGGCACCTATGGAGAGGTATGGGTCAATGGAAACTATCTGGCAGAGACCAAGAGCTTCCGCGCTGAAGTCAATTGTAACTATGAGGCGGTGCCTCAGGCCAGAGACCTGATGGATGGTCAGAAGCTGACAGGTCTGGAAGGTCAGGGCGAACTTGTACTGCACAAGGTATCTTCGTATGTGATGAATCTGCTTTCCAAATCTTTGAAAGCCGGAAAAGTCCCGGATATTACGATTATCGGAAAAATCGACGATCCGAGTGCAATCGGACAGGAACGGATTGCGCTGTATCATTGCAAATTCGCAAAGATGATTCTGGCAGACTGGGAACGTAAGAAGATCGGAGAAGAGTCCTACTCCTTCACATTTGAGAAGTGGGATATCTTAGATTCTACAAAATAGGGAGGAATATACCATGAATATTGTTGATTTACTGTTAAAACTGGATTGCGGAACACTTACGATTGCACCGACAAAGAAAGTGAGAATCAAAAGACTCTCAGAAATGGCGGGAGAAGATGTGTACTTCACCGTGAAAGCCATTCCTGGAAGACGGTTTACGGAACTCTCAGAGTCGATTTATGGAGATGACGGAGAGGTCGAGGTAGGAAAAGCCTACGATGCAAACCTGATGATTGATGTGGAAGGCATCGTTGAACCGGATTTAAGGAACGCTGATCTTTTAAAGCACTATGGATGCGTAACACCGAAGGATCTTGCTGAAAAACTTCTGAACGGCGGAGAAATCACAAAAATTTCCAGCGTGATTGCGGATCTTTCCGGATATGGAAAGGATAAGGAGAACGAAATAAAAAACTCATCTACACGGACAACGAAGTAAACACCGCCTACTTGTTATTCCGTGATAAGAATTGGACGCCCTCAGATTACTACGGACTCCCGGAAGGAGAACGCAGGATCGTGAGGGTGTTTTTGCAGCAGGAAATGAAGGAACGTAAGGACGAGCAGGACAGAATCAGGAGGATGACCAATGGCAAGTAGAGTGATCGATGTCGCATTGAAGCTGCGCGATGCATTTACCGGACCGATGAAAGGTGCAATTTCCTCCCTGACTTCCTTCGATAAAGAAGGCACGAGAGTCCGGAAGAGCGTGGAAAAGGTCGGAAAGGGGATCGCAGGTGTTGGAACCGCTATGACAGCGGCGGTGACGGTCCCACTTGCCGGTCTTGCCACGGCATCGGCAGCAAAGTTCGGTGAAGTGGACAAGTCCTTGAAACTGGTTCAGCAGACGATGGGATCCACGGACGAACAGGCGAAAGTGCTGGAAGGAGCAATTAAAAAAGCCGCCGCAAATTCTGTTTATGGAATGCAGGACGCCGCGGATGCGGCATTAAATTACGCGCGTCAGGGATTCAGCGCTACACAGGCGGCGGATATGATCGCTCCAGCGATGAATCTTGCAGCGGGAACCGCGACGGATCTGGCAACGGTTACGGGCGGTGTCGGCAACGCGATGAAGATCTTTGCGGATCAGGGACTGGAAGCTGAGTCAGCCGCGAATATGCTGGCAAAGGCGCAGGCCCAGGCAAATACCACGGTGACAGATCTTTTCGAAGCGATGTCCACGGCCGGACCGATGCTTGAATCTGTGGGGTGGAGTTTTAAGGACCTTGCGGTGGTCACAGACGTGTTTGGTGACGCCGGTATCTCCGGATCCGAGGGAGCGACAGCGTTAAAGACCGGACTTGCCCGGTTGGCATCACCTGCCGCGGATGGAGCTGCAGCGATGAAGAAGCTGAACCTGCAGTTCTTCGACTCGACGGGCAAGATGGATGATCTTCAGACAATGCAGAAGAAGCTGCATGAAAGCTTTGCTGGTCTGAGTGATCAGGAACGCATGTCGGCGGCTGCGGCTATCTTTGGACAGAACCAGATGGGAAAATGGCTGACTCTGATTAATGCGGCACCGGAGACCTTTGCACAGTATTCGAAAGGACTGGAGGATTCCGGAGGAGCAGCGAAAGCGATGGCGGATGCGTTGCTGTCCGGTCCGGGCGGTGCGGTCGAGAAACTGAAATCATCGTTTGATGTTCTCCAGTATACGATCGGTGGGACGGTTGCAACGGCCTTTATGCCATTCATCGAAAAAGCCACGACGCTCCTGGATACATTCAACAACATGGATGAGTCCCAACGGGTACAGATCATCCGGTGGGCGGCAATTGCCGCGGCCATGGGACCGGGCTTGGTGATCTTCGGAAAAATGGTTACTGGAGCAGCAGGAGTATTCCGTGGGATATCGATGATCAACAAGGCCGGGGGCGCTATGAAGCTGATTCTGGGGGCGGTGTCTTCACCGGCCGCGGGTGTGGTTGTAGCGTTACTGGCTATCGTGGCGGTCATTGCTGTGATCGTTACCCACATCGATCAGTTTAAGGCTGCGTGGGGAGCAATGGGATCTGAAATCTCTCCGGAGGTGGCGGAATTGAAAAATGCGTTTGTATCGCTTATGCAGCAAATGCAGCCATTTGCAAGCTTTGCTTCAGGCGCTTTTGTCGCAGCGGTGCTGGGCGGTTTCCAAGGAATGGGAACAGGAATCGGAATCGTGATTCAAGGAATTACGATCGCCGTGCAGGGGCTGACGACGTTGTTTGGCGGTATTGCGATGGTGATCCAGGGAATTACAAACGGAGATCTTGGAACGGCGCTGGACGGCTTGAAAACAGTATTCAGCGGAGCTTTTGAGTTCATTTGTGGAATGATCCAGACCACCGTCGGTGCAATTGGAACGATTGCAGGAGCGGTCAAAGGTGCGGTATCTGCAGTTGGCAGCTTTGCATCCGGAAAGAAAAAGAGTAAGATCCCGGAAAATGCACATGGAACACCACGCTGGGGCGGAGGAATCACCCGCGTAAATGAGAAGGGCGGCGAGATCATGGATCTTCCGTCCGGAACGCGGATTATTCCGCATGATGCGTCTCGTAATACTCCGATCGGCGGGAATATCAACATTGCGAAGGTGGCGGATACGATCGTAGTCCGGGAAGATGCGGACATTGACAAGATCGGAGATGCAATCGTCCGGAAGATCCAGGCAGCAGGAGGAAGAACAGGAGGTTACAGCTACAGTGGAGATATGGCTTAAAGGTTCAAAGAATTTTCGGTTCCCGATCAACCCGTCGGAGTACACCGTAACATCAGAACATGGAAGCGAAACAGTAGATGTCAACGCCCTGGGAGAAATTGACTTGGGAGGAAAACGGAAACTTCGGAAGGTTTCGTTTTCTTCCTTCTTTCCAGCCAGGAGAGAAAGCTACAGCCAGTACGCTTCCCCATCCCCAAAGATATGTGTGGAAACGATCGAGCAGATCAAGAGTGGACCACCGGCGAAGATCGTGATCACCGGAACGCCGATCAACTTTGATTGCCGGATCCTGTCCTTTGAATGGGGAGAGGGCGATGGAAGCGGTGACATCCGGTTCTCGATTTCTCTCCAGGAACATAGGGCAGTGAGCGTTAAGGCATCTGCAGTGGTAACGTTATCGTCCCTGGAAGGCGCCGGAACGACGGTGGATGGGAATGGAGTGGCGAGAACACAGCCGGAGCAGGCTGCAAAGACCTACACCGTGAAGTCCGGAGACTGCCTGAGCGCGATTGCCAGGAAGATGACAGGATCCGCAGACTGGAGGGCACTGTATAACGCAAATAAGAGCGTGATCGGTGGGAATCCGAACCTGATCAAGCCGGGACAGGTCCTTACGATCCCATAACAGGAGGAAATCATGGTTGTAATGCTGATAAAGCCAAAGGATAACATCCAGTATGATATCACAGAGGCATGTCCATCATATTCCTGGTCCGGATCCGCCTCGGAAGCGGTTCGGAGCTTTTCGTTCGAATACCTAAATGCTCCGTATGATAATACCCTGCGCCTTCCGCAGGTAGTCACCGGGGACTTTGTTTCCCTCACAGATGATCGTCAGGGGGAGGTCTTTTACGGGCAGATCTATGGCGTTGAAAAGAGCAGCCAGATCGGAACGATTACCTACACAGCCGTGGATGCGATGAAACATCTGCTTGAGTCAAATGTCCGGGAAGTATACCGGAATATGACACCGGAAGCGATTGCGACAAAGGTATGTGCTGACGCCCAGGTCCCGATCCGTTACCTGTATCCGACAGGAATCAATATCAATTCGATGATCTGCAACGAAAAGACCATGTACGATGTCATCATGGCAGCATATACGAAGGCACATAAGATCACCGGGGACAAATACTTTGCGATGATCTACAAGCGTGGTCTGGGCGTATACAAGGCGGAATGGATTGTTTCTAACTTTACCTTATCTGACTCCGATAATATCTTTTCATCAGATATTCAGGAGACTATGGACGAGATCAAGAATCAGGTCCTGATCTTTAATGAGAAAGGAAAACGAATCGGAGAGGTGAAGGACGATACCTCTCTATCAGACTTCGGCGTCTTCCAGGAAGTTTACACGAAAGAAAAGGGAGTAGATGCGGTAACAGCGGCGAAAGGCATGCTGAAAACACTCCCATCCCAGACGATCAAGCTTACCGCAATAGGGGATATTAACTGTCTGTCCTGTTATTACGTGATCGTAAATGATGGGGCAACGGGACTTTCCGGTCGTTACTGGATCGCGTCAGACAAGCATACCTGGGATGCTGACGGAAATTATACGATGGAGTTGGAGCTGCGTTTTGAAGCGCTCATGACAGAAAAAGAGGCAGAGGAAGAAAAGGCTAAAAAGAAAGGATGAGGCTTATGGCGTGGGATGCGGACATGATACAGCTTATGAAGCAGCAGGGGCAGAGCGGAAGTCTGCCGGGCATTGCCCTGGCAACGATGACAGGGCCGAAGTCCTGCAAATTGAAAGATGGTATGGAACTTGGACCAGGGGAACTGAAATTTGCAGAACATCTGGTCAATCCGCTGGCGGTTAAAGTTGCCGGGCATTGTCCGGCAGATGGTGAGCTGCAGGATAAGACACAGTATATTTCAGCATTGAAAGCTGGTGATACAGTGGCAGTGTATCAGCTGTCAGATTCTGAGGTACTCATTTTAGAAAAGATGGTGAGCGTATGAGCATACTTCCAAGTTTTATGATGACGGTGGCCAGCGAGGTGCAGAAGGAAACGGTTCTGGAGATTCCGAAAGAATATGGCATCAATTTCAAGACCGGCCAGCTTACCGGAAAGATTGTGGAAGGAAAAGAAGCCATCAAGGTATGGATCTGGAACTGCCTGAAGACGCAGCGTTTCCGGTATCCGATTTATTCCTGGGATTACGGGGCAGATCTGGAGCAGTACATTGGACACACCGTGTCAGAGGAATATTTGAACACGGATGGTGAAAGTGAGATCAAAGAGGCGTTGATGGTGAATCCGTATATCGAAGGAATCAGTGACTTTTCTGCTGAGGTACAGAAAGAACATTTGACCTTGTCTTTTAAAGTAGAGACTAAGTTTGGAGAGATGGAGGTGGAGCAGAGTGTATGAGGATAAGACTTATGCGTCAATCTTATCGGATGCTCAGAAGGAGACCGGTGCTGGAGTGCAGACGGGGGAAGGATGGCTGGTCGGAAACGCGTTATCGGCGTTAGCTTATGAAGCGGAAAAGCTGTATATCCAGATGGATTATATCTGCAAACAGAATCATGCGGATACGGCAGACCTCGATGAGCTTGTAAAAATTGCGCGGGATCGAGGAATCTATCGAAAGACGGCCACGAACGCGGAAGTGCTTGTTGAAGCAAACTGCACGGTGCCGATCGGCAGTAGATTTTATCTGAAATCATTCCATTATGCTGTGACAGAGACAATCAATGAAGGTAAGTTCCAGTATCGAGCCGTATGCGAAGAAGCTGGAACAGGGCCGAATGGACTTACAGGAGAACTAACGGCGATCGATCATGTAGACGAACTTGAAACTGCGGAAATTAAGGAGATTCTGATTAACGGGTCAGATGATGAGACTCGGGACAGCCTGTATACCAGGTATTTACAAAGCTTTTCGATGGAGTCATTTGGTGGCAACATCGCACAGTATAAAGAACAGGTGGGAGCAATCTCCGGTGTTGGTGGATGTAAAGTGGAACCAGTCTGGAATGGTCCGGGGACAGTGAAAGTCGTTGTGATCAGTTCTGTGTTTGGAACGTGTTCTGAGTATTTGATTAAACAGATCCAGGAGGCAGCAGTTCCGGCCGAAGGTGGCAGTGGGTACGGATTTGCCCCGATCGATCATGCCGTTACGGTTGAGTCGGTGGAGGCCGTGAAGGTCAATGTTGTGACAAAGATATCCTACATGAGCGGGTATAACTGGAACAGCATTGGAGCAGCGGTAAAGAAAAAAATTGCAGAATACCTGGAATCAATCGCCGCGGAATGGAAAAACGGAGATGAGTCCACAAAATCCACAATCTATATATCGAAGCTCCAGGCAGCAGTGCTGGATGTAGAGGGTGTCGTGGATATTTCTGCGACAACGCTGAATGGGTCCAGCGCAAACCTCGTTTTAAATTGGAATCAGATTCCGGTCTTAGGAGAGGTGACAGCACAGTGAATGAATTTTTAATGCCGAATGTGATCCATTATTTTCCTACGCATATTGCAGACATAGAGGAATTTAAAAGGATTGCGAAGGTGTACGATGCTCAGTTAAAACAGGTCTGGGTTGAACTGGATCGAATGGAAGATAACAGACATTTTGACAGCATGGAGGCATCGGAGTGTACGTACTGGGAAAAGATCATGCAGATCAACCTGACCGGAGAGGAGACGCTGGAGGATCGTCGAAGGAACATAAAAGGACGATGGGTATCAAGCCGCCCATATACATCCAGGAAGTTTAAAGAGGTTCTGGATGCGATGGTGGGAGAGGAATACTACAAGCTTGAGATCAATCCAAAGGAAAAATATCTGAAGGTCAGTCTGATGTTAGAGGCTATTTCAAAGGATGGTTATATTTATGATCTGATGAGGGCAATGGCTCCGGCCGACATGGTTGTACAGGTTATGATCATCTTCAACCGGCATCGATCGTTTAAGCCGTATACACATGCTCAGATGGCAGCGTATACACATTATCAACTCCGAACAGCAACAGATTTTGAGACAGAGTTTAATACACAGGCACACCTGGCAACGTATCGACACAATCAGCTTTCTTCATATATGCAGTCAGCGTTGATGACACAGAAATTATAAAGGAGACAATTATGGCAACAAAAACATCGAATTATGAATTTAATAAACCGGAACAGAATGATTTCTATGACGTGGATGTCCAGAATGAAAACTGGGACAAAGTAGATGAAGAATTGTCTGAATTTGATGATTCTGGAGTTACTGAGGATATTAAAAGCTTTCCGGACTTTCTGAGTAAATTTGTGACTGGAAATAAGGTGGCCATCACGTTACGAAACCTAAAGGCAGGCCTGCAATTCGTTTTACATGCCGGACAGATCGTCAACAACTGCGTGACGGACAACGCCGGCCTGCCGCTTTCGGCGGCGCAGGGGAAGGCTTTGATGGATAAGTACACTCAATTGTATAGTGAAATGCCAATTATAGGGAAATTCACCAATAAAAAACACAAAGACATCATTAAAATT